ACTCAACTATTTAATTTAGATTTTGATATAGAATTTAATGTTCCTAAAAATATAAAAGGAGAAATACAAGTTAATGTTCCCATAGGAATAGCAAATCCCTCAGCAGTAGATGAAAGTGTAAACATGCAAGTAATAGTAAAAGTCTATCATTTTGACGGTTCAACCGAAACTCAATTAGGAAGCACAGCAACAAGCACATTATATTCCATAGGAAATTTAAACTCTGGAGGACTTGCAAGAATGTCTGCAAACGCATTATTAAAAGTTACACAAGCAACAACTAAAAGATTTAAGGCAGGAGAAATATTAAGAGTAACTGTTGAAGGCTGGTTTGAAGCAACAACTGGGGCAAATAGTTTAATAGCAGCAATAGGACTTGACCCCTCAAACAGACCAGACACAAAAGAACCATCAACAATTGCATCTAATAAATTAAGACCACAAATTATTGTAACAGGCCAACCAACAAGATTAAGTATAAACGTTCCATTTCAATTAGATATATAAAATGCCAGAAACAGAAATAAGCTCAGCAAGTGAAAGTGATATTACAGGGATAGTCAAAGACGAACCTGTTAGTTCAAACACCCCCGATAGTGCAAGTGATTCAAAAGAAACAAAATGGCAGGATGATGAGTTCTATGAAAGATTTGGTTATTACACAGACCCAAAAACTCCAGAGATAACTGCAGTGATTGATGCAAGAGCAACATGGACTGTTGGAAAAGGGTTTAAAGCAGAACCCGCAGCAAAGTTTATCTTAGATGGGATTAGAGGAAATGGTTTTGATTCATTCAACACCATCCTAGAAAACGCAATGAGAACTATGCTGATTGGTGGGAACTTCTACGCAGAGATTATAAGAGATGATTCTGGAAACTTGATTAATCTTAAACCATTAGACCCTGGAGTAATGTCTAATATTGCAGATAAGGAAGGACAGATAATAAGATTTGAACAAAGCTCTAAAGTTAAAGGAAAGAAACCTAAAACCTTTGCAAGAGATAAAATATTTTATCTTCAAAGGAATAGGGTATTAGATGAGATTCACGGGAGAGGTATTATTCAAAAACTTAAACTAATTCTTGATATGAAGACAGAAGCGATGCAAGACAGCAGAACAATCAATCATCAGTTCGCTTATCCAAAGTGGATAGTTCACTTAGACAGCGACGACGATACAAAGATAGCAGCGTTCAAACAAAAGTATGATGGAATAAATGAAAGCGGACAACCAATAATTTACGTTCCTAAAGATATTGTAGTTCCAGAACTTGTTGCAGTTGCGCCAAATGCTTCAATCTCATTATTACCTTGGATAAATTATCTTGATAATCAATTCTATCAAACTGCTGGAACTCCAAAGATAATCGTAGGAGGTGGTTCAGAGTTCACAGAGAAAGCATCATCAATAGTTTATCTAGCCTTCCAACAGAACACAGAAGAAGACCAGCTTTTTTTTGAAGAGCAAGTAGGTTTGCAATTAGGTTTGGAAATAAATTTAGAGTTCCCTGTAAGTTTGGAGAATGAATTGCTTAGCGATGAGAAGAAAGACCCAGACCCTACAACAGTTCAACCTAACGAAACAACCGCAGGAGCAGGACAATGAAAATAAGTGATAGATTAATGATTATGGAAACTGATATTAAATGGATTAAGAAGATGTTGTATGTAACTCTGGGGGGAGTATTCGCAACCATAGGTTTTGAGAATAAAGAAATCTTAGCATTAATCGTAGGGGTGACAATATAATGGGAACTGGATTTAGCACAACTAGCAGAAGAAAGAAAAAGAGTAGTGTAACACAGAAATCACCAACTCAAGAATCAACACCAACTCCAATTAAGATAAGAAGCGACCAAGCACTTGTTAAGGAAAAGTTTGGAGATACTGTTGAAGGTATTGGTTCACCCGAGATTGAGAGAATAAGAAGAGGAGAAGCTGGAAGGGTATTTGAGGAACAAGTAAGAGGGGCAGACCCCGGGCAAAGACTTGCAGGAGCAGAGAACTTTCAAGCTAATTTTACCCCTGAACAGCAACAAAGAAGAGAGAACTTATTATCTGGAGCAGAAGGTTTTGAACAAGAAGCGTTTTTTAACCCACCCCCAAGAGTTGATTTATCACAGAGTGGGTTTGAACCTAGACCAGAAGAAGAACAAGGACAAGAACAAGGAGCATTCAGACAAGCATTAAGAAATGTTACAAGGGGAGCGGAGGAATTAACTGGGCAAGCAGCAGCACAGAGAATTCTAAGTGGGGAAGCAAGTCAAGATGATTTATTTGCAGTATTACCATTACCTGGAGGAATTACAGGAATAAAGGGGGCAATAGCTGCAACAGGTTTAGCAAGATCCGCAAAAGTTGCAGCAAGATCCGCAAAAGTTGCAGGAGCAAAGGGGGCAATAGCTACAACAGGTTTAGCAAGACCCGCAAAAAAAGCAGCACAAGCAATAAAACCAGGACAGAGTTTAATTAAGAATTTCATAGATGTTGATACTCCAGCATTTAGGAAAGAGTTTGGATTAACAAATGAACAAACAAGAGCATTAACAAAACAACTAGGGAATAGGAGAGTTAATGAGGTTGCAGACTTTCTAACCAAAGGAGCAAACCCACAAAAGACAATAGGGAAAAGAATAGGTGATACTCTGAAAGCAAATAAAGGAACAATCGGATTAGCTGTGGGAGTTAGTGGAACCATGACATGGTTAGCATCAGATAATATTATTGGTGGAGTTACAATATTCTCAAATACAATAAGGGATGCAGTAACCTTTGGACAAATGTCTCCAGAGGAAGGATTAGCATCATTAGATTCAGCACAAGAATTTATAGACGATGCAAAAACTTTTATCAATGTTAATACTGCCTTGAATCCAGTATTATGGCCTTCAAGAAATCTAGCACTAACAAACACAGAAGTCGCACAATTACAAATAGATACAAATAAACTTTTAATGAATCAAAATGGAGGTCAAACAAATGGAAAATGAACAAACGTCGAATGAAGAAGGAGAAAAAACTCAGGGAGAAAGTAATTCAACTCAAGAGGGAGAAGGTGAAGGAAAGAAAACGTTATCAAACTTAGACAGAGCAGACTTAAACGTTGAAGCTATGAAGAGAGAGAATGATAGAAAAGAAGAACTAATCACTCGAGAAGAAAACTTAGCTGCGAGAAAGATGGTCGGTGGAGAAGCAGAAGCTGGAAGCCCATCAAACGAACCTAAGAAAGAAACTAACTCTGAGTATGCTGAGAGAATCCAATCTGGAGGAGAATATGGAAAATAAAGAAACTAAAATCCCAAAAGATTTAGGGATAAAGATTGGAACACCTTTAGAAGTTCTATGGACTAATGTTAAAAAGCAAACTGAAAGCTTAATCGAAAAGATTGAGAATGATTTAATAATCAATAAAGAGTTATTGAAAGTTGCTAAAGACAAAATTCTACTAGAGCAAAGGAAATAACAAAGGTTTAAATATATCAATGCTTAGTGGTAACCATGGCAAACGAAACTACTCTAATGGTTGAGACTGAATTACCTATCAATTTTAAATGTGCTGATGGAGCTGGTATTGCAAAAGGTGCTATTCTTAAACTAACTGAATCAATGACTGCTATAATTACAAGCGGACAAAATGATAAAGTTGCTGGAATCGCAGCAGAAGAGAAGATTGCAAACGATGGTAAAGTTACTATTAAAGTTTATATGGGTGGAATATTCAAAGGTGTTGCTGGAGCAGCAGTTAATGTTGGAGCTGCATTAATGACTGATGCAACTGCTAATAAGATTGAAACTGCAACTACTGGAACTGGAGCAAGTGGAATAGGATATGCTTTAGAAGCACCAAGTGGTGATGGGCAGACTTTTATGTTTAGATTACAAATTGGAGGTTCAGTTTCTTAAATGGCAGACACAGCTGGTGAAGCAGATATTAGAGGAATTGACATCGACAAGTTAGCAAAGGGTTTTGCAGATTTAGAACCTAATGTGATTAAGAGTTTTGTAAGTTCAACTCCAACTAAAGCAAGGGAAATGAGATGGTTTCAAAAGACTTCTGGATTTATCGACACAGCTACAACTGACGACACAGCTGGTTCTTTAATCTCAAACACTTCTGGCGGAAGACCTTTTGTTGCAGAGCAAAGTTGGACTAGAAATACATCTTACGTTAAAGAGTTCTTTGTTGAATCTCCAATGTTGTCTAACTCTGATTTGAAAGATAATGATGTAGACTTATTGACTACAACTATCAGAGACTTAGTTCGTTCTGTTCAAAGAAAAGTAGGATTGAGAATGTTTGAAATCTTATTTAATTGTTCAGCCGCTACTCCAACACAACCACTAACAGGAACTACAACTGTTCAAACAACAGCTTCTACTGATGGATGGGATATAGTCGCAAATGCAAATCCAATCCTAGATATTCTTAACGGGCAAATGAAAATAAGACAGCAAGGTTATGATGCTGGTAAAGCAATAATCGCTATGAACTCAATAGAGCATAAGTTCTTAATCAGTTATTTAATAAATACTAAAGGTTCAAGTATCCCTAGTTTCTCAACTGAGAAATTAAGAAGTGGTGTAGTTATGGAAATATTAGGAAACAGCGTTATAGTAGATGAAATATTTACAACTGATTGGGTTTACCAATGGGTGCCAAATAGGGCCGCTACATGGAGAAGTTTTACTCCTCTAACATCTGCTAAGATAGTAGAACCTCTAATCGGCGCAAAGATTAGAGTTAAAGAAGAAGGAGAGCTTATTCTACACGACCCAAACGCAGTCCATGTTATTTCTGATACAATAGGATAAAATGACAAAACAAAATAGAGAAACTGCATACAAACATTTTAGAGATTTAGAAACTAATTACACAGCGTTATCACATTTAGATAAAGGTATGACTTCAACTGTTAATTTAAGAGCAAGAGCTAAAGCTAATGCTGAAGCTTTGTTATTAAGAAATCCAGAACTCGCGCAACTTAACGAAAAAGATAATAAAACTCCAATTACAAAAGAAAATCAATCGCCCAAAACTGATTCTAAGGAGAAAGTTAAAGATGTCAGTAGATAATTTAAAGAACTTAAGTCAGACTAAGTTTGCAGTTACTAATTTTACAGAAGACTATACTTTAGATTGTAATGCAGAGGCAGGCGCTACAGCTTTGGCTGATGTTGTAGGAACTTTAATTAGAGACCTAATTGCTAAAGGTATTATCAATCCAGCGGGAACGGTGGCATAATAGCAGCTGGAGATATTAAAACTGTTGTAGCAGATAGGT